CAAGCGGCCGTCGTCCTCCCCGAAATCGTGAGGCATGATCGGCCCGCCATACACGCGCCCACCAACATCAACCGCCAGAGAGTGTTTCCACGGTGTGCCCAAGTTTCGCCAGTCCCGCGAACCCTCAACTGTCGAATTCAAATCAACAGTCACGGACACGTCATCAGCAGTGTTCGCTTGCACCCCCCACGAAACTTGCACCGGCTCAACCTCAGCCAGCAAAGCCCCGCCACGGGTCTCGAATACGTAAACCCTCACCACCATGCCGAACACACCCGACCCTCAAGGACAGGTGACCCGACCGCGCCCGACACATCAAACTGGTACGGGACAGTCATGCCGGCGGGAACTTCCGACCATTCCCGCCATTGCAGGAACCTAGACACATCCGACTGCCCATCAACCGTCGCGCGCCGTTCCGCGACATCGATCACCACTGTTGATGTCGGCGGCAAAGCGCGCACGAACCCGATCCGCGCACCCGTGACAGTGTTCGTGATCACCGCCGACTCGAACCCGCCCGTCAACCGGAACACGGGTGCGGATGATGCGCGCCCACGGTTTACCAGATCGATACGCCCCGACGAACCACCACCAGGCCATATGGCAGGCCATCTCACAGGCCACACAAGACCAAGCCCAGGAACAGGCGGACCGGTCACCAACCAAGGGGCATCCGCATACCGGCGCGGGTCACGCGCCACACAATCAACCGCCACCAGCCCATGCGACATGCCGTGGTTATCGGTGAACGACGATGTTTCTACCGTCACCCACCGCCACGACACACCAGCATCCGTCGTCACCGTCATCAGCACGGGGCCATCCGCACCAACCGCAGCGAGCTCATCAACCGCAGACTCAACCTCGACAGAATCATCACCCAGATATGCGGCATTGAACGACACAGCCCGCGATGAACGCAACGCACGCGACACACTAAACGCACCATGCGCCTGCGGACGTTGCGTCACCGGAACCTTGTTATCGACCTGACCAAACCAATCCGTCAGACCACTAAACACCCACCCGCTTGTCGCGAAACCGTTGAACACTACCGAACCCAGTTGAATGGTTGTCATATCGCAGCCAACGCCCTCTCTGCTTCCCGACCCCACTGCCGCATCTGCAACCGCGAATCAGCCTGCTGGAACGTCGGATAAATGTTCACTGTGCCGCCGTTGCCGCCACCGAGCTTGCTCAGCACATCAGGCGACAACGGCACCACCGCCTCGTCGTACCGGCCTTCACCAATGTTTGCGAGGATTCCGCCTGGACGCCGTGATACAACACCACCCTCAGCGAGACGCGGAATGCGCACGTGCGGGATCGTGCCGACCTCGATACCGATAATCGCGGCGACATCGCTAATGCCGCCGATCATCCCGTTGATGAGATCGATCGCACCGTTCACCCCACCCTCAATCCAACCAAGGATGTTGTTCCAGACGCCTTTCAGGAACCCACCGATACCGTTCCACACGCTCTCCCATGCGGAACGGATCGCACCGAGCGCGCCACTGATGAAGTTGGACACGTTATCCATCGCGCCCTTCACCCAGTTCACGATGTTGTTCCACACGTCCGAGATGAACTGCCCGACCGCACCCCACACGCCATTCCACAACGCAACGAACCCGTTGAGGACATCCGTAATCCAGGACATGAACCCCGACCACACATCAGTCAGGAACCCCACGAACCCGGCCCAAACTTCACCAAGCCAACTGACGAAGCCTTGCCAGACCTCAACAATCCACGCAATGACCTCGTCCCAATTCTGAACAAGCCAGATGATCGCGCCGACCAACAGGCCGATCGCGACGATGATCAAACCAATCGGGTTCGCCGTAAGAGCTGCGTTCAGCAGCCACTGTGCACCCGTCCACAGAATGATCGCCCCAACAGCGACGCCGATGCCGATTGCGAACGGTTGAATCCAGTCCCAGTTCTGCGAGATCCAATCAAACGCGGCTTTGATGCCCTCGCCAACTTCCCTCGCGACCTGCTCAAGCGGGGCCATCGCCTCCAACAACCCGCCAAGACCGTCTTTCATGTCAGGGAAGATGCCCTTGAGCAGCCCCTCGCCCATGCGCCCGAGTGATGCCATGACGTTGTCCATCGCGCCCGAGAACGTTTCACCCGACGCGAGCGCCGCGCCACCCATCCCCGACTCAATCGCAGCCTGGAAAGTAGCGAAATCAATCTCGCCATTAGACGCCATCTTCGACGCTTCCTCAGCCGTCACGCCCATCTGATCAGCGAGCAACGAAAGCGCCGGCACGCCAGCATCATGCAGCTGGTTGATAGTGTCCATCTGCACTTTGTTTGAAGACGCAACCTTGTTGAAGATCGCACCCATCGAACCCATATCGGTTCCAGCGATCGTGGACGCATCAGCAACAAGCTTCAAAGTGCGCTCAAGATCCGCACCCGGCTTGATACCTGCCGCGACCGCACCAGCAGCGGTCGTTGCCGCCTCACCCATCCCAAACGCGGTGCCCTTCACCGAAGCGAGAGCATCGTTCATGATCTGATCGACCGACGCCGCCGAGTGCCCAAGGCCCGTGAGCTTCGCCGTCGCCTGGTCGATCGTGTCCAGTCGCTGGAAACCCTTCACCAGGGCAGTCCCGACACCCGCAGTGATCGCACCACCAAGGGCGATGGCACCGACCTTGCCAATCTTGTTCATGCCATCCATGAGCTGCGCGCCCATAGTTTCGCCAGATTTCTCGACACCCTTACCTGCGCCACCAAGCGCCTTCGTAATGTCGTCCTTGACGCCAGGCATCTTCACATAGAGGGCAACGTAAGCGTCGGCAATTTCTACGGCCATCGAGAACCTCCTGTGGAACGACAAACCCCCGCAGTGTTAACTACGGGGGTTCGATGTCTGAAATTTGAGTCCGGTCAGGATGTGGTTGTCCCAGTGGGCATTCGGTCGTTCTTTATGTGGTTGCATCGGAGACACGCGATTTGCAGATTGTCCAGGCAGTTCGACCCTCCGCGAGCGTAAGGAATGATGTGATCGACCGACGCGCTCTTGGGGTGCGGGTGCTTCAGGGTGAGGTCAACGAGATCACCGCAGATGCCGCAGTCTGGTCCCGAGTTCTGGACGACCACCAATGGTGAATGACCGTGCCGAGTGCCGCGCGCCCGTTTGCAGTCGACGCACATCCGCGTGTCAGATCGCTTGTAGTGGCCTTCGCGCGTGAAAGACATCAAACTGAACTCAGTTCCGCACCGGTCGCACTGCTTTACGGTCGGGCGGTCGCCGCCGTGCGCGCGGACCATGCGGCCACATCGCGGCGAGCAGAACTTTCGGCTCTTGGCAGATTTGGGGATCGCATCCCCGCAAAACTCGCACCCCACGTCGTCCGCCCACGCATACTGAAGCGGCGTGACCGGCTTCCCTCGCCTGTGCTGCGCATAATGCGAAGCGCACCATTGCAATCCCCGCTGTGGACGCCCACACCCCGACACTGCGCAAAGCGAGCCCTGGGTCCGAACTTTCCTGCCAGATGCAGTTTTGTCCGGGTCGCCGGTCATGGTGATGCGTCGATAGTGCATCGAGCACCAGCCGCGCTTGCTTACGCGTTTCTCACACTCGGGGATTGAGCACTCACGGATAGACTGCATTGCAGCCCTCCAATCAACTAGTACTTGATTTAGGGTTAGGCCCCGGCTTGAGTGTTTCCGCACTCGTCGGGGCTGTTTCCATTCTACCGGCCTAAGCCTCCGCTTCCACTGCTAAGTTGCAGGCATGACAGAAACGATTTCCGCACGAGGGCGAAACGGGCAGGTCACATTCGACGGCAAGACTGTGACGATCACACGCGAAGGGTTCGCCGCGCGGCTCATGCACGGACGCAGCGAAAAGGCGATCATGCTCAGGCAGATCACGGCCGTGCAGTTCAAGCAAGCAACACCGATGCTGCTCGGCTATATCCAATTCAGCGTCCCCGGCGAAATCTCCAAAAACGCAATCCGCGGATCAGGGAAGAACGCCGCAGCCAAAGACGAGAACGCGGTCATCTTCACCAACAACGTCGGGGAAGACTTCGCAACCCTACGCACCGCGATTCAGTCAGCCTTAGCCGACCTCTGACGGCGTTGACGCCGCTCCCACGCTTCCGCTTTCGCTGAGGTCTTCGCCGCCTCAAGGTCGCGCTCATTCGCATACTTCGGTGTCTCGACCGGCAAGGGCGGGTTCCGGTTCTTATGCCCGTCACTGGTGCCCTGCCACGCCAAAACGCGCAGACGATGCTCCACCGCATTCAGTGCCATAGTTTCCGTCGAGTACGTCAATGGTCCACCGAACGAAACCCAGAACGCGCACCCAGCCGGGAGCCAAACAACAAGGTCAGCAAGGTCAGCAACAGACACACCAGGCGCCCGTAAATCAATCTGGTAGGTAGCCCTCAACGACGCCCGCAACGCACCCTTGTGGTGCGCGTAGGCGACGATGAGGGTCAGGAGTTTGGGTTGATCGCCGCAAACACGTCATTGATGAACTGCGTCACCGGCTGAACAGACACACGCCCGTTCTCACCACGCATCGCGTCCATCACGTTCTTGTGTTGATCACCAAACAATCGGCGTGCAACCGACGGCAAACGCGAGCCCTTACCGTTCTGCAACTCGGCCAGATCCTCGAGTAGTTCGAAGTCGTCCAATGCGTCTTCTTCAATGAAAACTGTGATCTTTTCGCCGGTCACCTCGTAACCGCCATCGACCTTCTTGGTCGGCAGGGTCGCCTTCTTGTGGTCTTCGGGTGCGCGGCCAGGCTTCGTAGTGCTCATATCGACTCCAATCAAGACTCCTGGAATGAAAGATGGGCGGGGTTGGAGTCAGCTCCCCCGCCCACCGGTATAGGTCAGACGACGGAAACAGCCGGGTCAGTGCCACCAGTGAGCGCCGACGACGCGGCAAGACCCACCAGGGACGGGAATGTGACCGTGATCGTGCCAGTGCCTGTCGCGGTGACACCCGAGATGCCTGTGACACCAGAGATCGCGTTGACCGCGGTTGCCACAGCACTCGCGGCCGCGTTGTATGCGATCGGGGCAGTGGGGGTGCCATTGACGATGAGCGCATACGTGCCACCCGTGGGCGCACCCTCGACTGTCACCGCCCATGCGAGCTTCGCGACACCAGCGCTCTCGAACGTGGTGTAGTCACCGATGACCTCAGCGAGGAACGGGAACCCTGCAATGTCGTTGTTCACGAACACGCGGTCACCGTTCGGGCTGACCTCGATGCGGTCGAACACCCAGCGTTCCTTCACCGTGATGTCGTCAGCGTCGAACACGTCGATCACGCACGCGCGCGGACTGACCTTCTGCCCTGCCCCACGAGTTGTCTGACGGACACCGGATACGACGGATACGGACTTTTCGTCATACCGGAGCGACTTCGTCTGCTCTTTCGATTCCAGCGCGACGAATGAAATATTGGTGCCGGGGGTTTCCATCCGAGTGCGCACAACACGTGCCCCATGATGCCCGCGAATCTCGCTCTTCGTGCCGGTGAACGCTTCGGTGATGCCGTCACTGTGCAACCACCCGACGTCCTCAAATGCGGGATCAATCACCCCATCGAGAGTGGTGGGAAGCGCAGTGCCGATCGGTGCAAGATAGATCGCATCAGAATCGCTTCCAAAGATCCGGGCGTTCTCAGCTTTTACGGTCATGGTTTCTCCTTCGTGTGAGCCGGGCATGACCGGCATAAAAAAAGACCCCACATGAGTGAGGTCTTCGAGTTCTTGGTGTTAGCGTTTGCCGCGCACCATCAGTTGGATGGTGAACGAGTATCGGTCTTCGTTGGTGTCCGGGTCGGGGTCGTAATAAGGCCCCGACGTTTCTTCGACACCACGCACGAGCGGCATCTGCGTGTACTCATTCAAGAACGCGGATCGGAGATCGCGCGCGATCGCCAACGCTTCGACAGAGCCCGCGGCAGCACCACATGTGATCGTGATCTGAACCTGTTCGAGCACACGGTTGAGCGAACCGCCGCCCGTGCGCCAGATTCGCGCGTACCGGACAGGGCGAGGATTCTTGACCTTCGTGCCCACCATCGCGGTCGTTTTGGTCTTCGCGAACGTCAGGCACATTGCCTCAACGTCCGGGAACTCAACGGCCGGCATTGAGTGCCTTCGTCAGTACCTTGTCGCGTGCTTCGGCCTTCGCGCCATCGGCGTTTTTCGACCGCACGAACGCGCGCGCCACCCGTTTAGTGGGCTTCACAACCATCTCGAAGTTCGACCCCGCGGCCTTCGCGATACGCCCCGCACGCTGCGCAACAGCAGACACAACCGGCGCCGAAGTCATCAACACGTTGATGCCCCGAATCTTGAGCTTCACCTTCACGTCGTTCGTCATCCGTCCACCCTTCGCAGATTCACAACAGCACCAGGGGTGAGCCCACCGGACTGACCGTTGCGCCAGCGGGCAACTTCACCCTCGACTTGGTATGTCTTCCCGTCGACCACGCACTTGTCGAACGGTTCGAACGGCAGATTGTACGGCCCAAACAGTGCCGGCTCCACGATCACCCGGTCATGACCTGACAAGCGCGGCTCCGACGACGAACCGGGATTGAACTCGTACACCCCCACGTCAACCGGTTCGCCCCACGCCTCAACCTCGTTGCCGTGAGCGTCCTCAGCACCAGGGATAAACGGGAGCCGCTGCACCGTCCGTGTGATCCGCCTGCCCATCAGTTGCCCACGTAGAACGGTGAGGTCGGAGGAATCATGCTGACCGTGAAAGCGCCGCCTTGACGGACACCCTCAAGCTTCGCGAGCTCATCCGCCGTCAAACCAAGACCACCCGGCACGTCACCGCCATACGTCCGCGACTCCGTGAACGGGCCGGTCGTCATGTTCGCCTGACGGATACCCTCAGGGTTCCGAAACACACGGGTCACCATCGAAACGGTGACATCCTTCGCGCCCTCGAGCAGCTCCGTCGAAGACGGGATCAGTTCGGCTTCCGCATCGATCCGCGCCTGAATGCCCGGGACACGGAACCGAATTTCACGCTCCGCTTTCCCGATCCACACGGCCAGTTGCGCGTTGTCGTCAGGAGCGTCCTCACCGATCCACGCGTCGACCACATCAGCAGGTTGAGTCCACGTCATGATGTCTCCTTCGTGTAGATCGGTCAGGAGGAGGGGCGACACCCGAAGATGCCGCCCCTCCCGCGGGTCAAACCGCGAGGCCTCGCAGCACGCCGTGGGCGAGCGCGTTGCCGTACTTGAGGCCGATCTCGCCATAGATCTGCGTCTTGTCAGACGAGCCGGTCTTCGCGAGCTCTTCCTCGAACAGGACGCCCTTGCCGGGAACCTCGAGGAACACCGGCTGGATCTGCTCCAGCGACACCACAGCGAGCGTGTCCGGCGCCAGTGCGCGATCGATCGCAACATTCAGCGTGCCGAAATCGGTCTCGATCGTCTGCAAGTTCAGGCCACCCACGTTGCGGGTGCCAGCGTAGGGGTCAGCCTTGCCGTACTCGGCCGCGTACGCAGCAGTCAGCGCGCGCTTCTGACGCGAGGAGCAGAACAACGTCGCGGTGTCCTGCTCGCTGATGCCGCCGTTGTCGAACACGCTCTGCATCAGGATGCCGAGCCCATCGACAGTGAGCAGCGTGCCCGCCTTGATGGCCTTGAACGTGGCTGATGTGCCGAGCGCGATGGCCGAGCCGCCGAGAGTGGCCGCGACCTTGAACGACACCGTGGTCGAGATGCTGACCACGTAGTAGATGCGGTCGGTGCGCACGCCAGTCGCCGCGCCAGCATCCGTGATGACGATCTTGTCGCCATTCGCGAACGCGTGCGTCGCAGTGACGGTGTCGGTTGCAGTCGTGCCCGACACCTCGCCAACCGCAATTCGGTTAGCAGTCACGACAGACAGCAGGCCCGCAGTCTTGCGCGGGGCCGTGTTGTCGGCAGGCTTCGCGAGGGAACCATGCCAGAACGTGTAGTTCACGTCTCGGGCAATGGTCTTGAGCGCGTTCGCGACCTGGTGACCGTGCTCGTCAGCGACAGGGTTCGCCGTGCCATCCGCACCGTAGAACGGTGCCACTCCGGGAGTCTTGTACTGACCTGTCGCGGCCTGCTTCGTGTACGAGGTAGCGACCTGCTCGTGGAAGATCTGCACAACGTTCTCGACGTTCGCACGCACACGCGACTCGGCAGTCGGCGCGTCGGCGCCCTCAAGGCGAGGGCGGATCTCCGGATCGCGAAGGTCCTCTGTCTGCCACTCGAACGCGGGCGAGGTCGTCTGCCCGCCACCCGAGCTCAAGCCACCCGCACCGGAGAGGAGCGGCGTGTCGGTCGGGGTGATCTCGATGAGTTCACCGTGGAAGTTGGGGAGGTTGAAGGTCGTCCCGAGACCTGTGATTCCAGCCATTAGCTAGCCTTTCGTCTGTGCAGCTTTTTGCTGCCTAAGGGTTGCGACGAGAGCAAAATTGCGTGCCGCCTTCGCTGCTTCGATGGCAGTGTCAAAGTCGGGTTGCAACGTTGTCTTGTTCGTGTTCTCGATGAACGGGGCGGCGGATGGTTTCGCCGGCTCACCCCGAAATGCGACAAGCGCGTCTGCCGAAGCCTCGAGCTCTTCTTGCGTGCTGCCCGTGAGCAGTGATGCAGGAACGTTCTTGGCTGCGGCTACTTCGGCGCGTGTCTTCGCGATGGTCAGTTCGGCAAGCTCGGCTTTCGCTTGAGCGAGTGCTTCCGCTGACTTCTCCGCCTCCGACTTATCCCGGTCCTCGAACTCCTTGATACGAGCCTCAGCGTCAGCGGCGCGCTTCTCAGCGGCCTTGACTGCTTCACGCTCGGACTTGAGTGCAGCGAGACCAGGCGCACCCAGCGGCTCAGTCTCAGGTGTCGCACCTGCGGGCTGCGCTTCGGGTTCAACGACCGGCGTGACCGGTGCGGTTTCTTGCGTAGACATGCATCCTCCATGTGAATACGGCAGTCGCGCCGTGCGAACCTCGAACATCGCGAACGAGGAAAACTAATCGACGGGGATATCCCGACCGACACCCGATTTCTGTTGGTACAGCTCGAGGTACTTCTGTTGGTCGTAGTCCTCAGGGATGTCCCCGGCTGACTGGATGACGACCACCTCGCAGTTGCAGTCATCGTGGAAGTCGTTCCCGAGCTCCTGACGACCGCGAGCCTGGATGCCCTGGCCGATGCCGCCAGAGAGGCGAACGCCTGCCTCATCGAAACCGCTGCGCGTTGAACCGCGGCCAACCACCGCGCCCGCAGACGAAGCACCAGATGCTCGATACGAGTACACGGGGCCGCGCGAGGCGAGCATCACGCAGAACTTGCATGTCTCCGCCCCGGTCGGCCTGCGAAGCACGCCGGTACGCACAGGGTCACTCGCAGCGGCGTACCAGATCGAATCCCGAAACGGTTGCATCACGAGCCGCTGCATCGACCCGTGCAACCGTGCGAGCGTCATGGTCGAATCGGCTTGCTCATCAAAGAGCGGCCCGAGTGCCCACTTCGCGGAACCAATCGACTGCTCGTCCGGTGCTGGCATCGCGATCGTCGCCCGGAACTGTGCCGCCGACACGCCCTGCCGCTTCGCCCGCGTCATCAGGTCATACCAGTCAGCACCGAGCACCCCGGCAGTGTCGCCGTAGGTGGTGATCAGGTCGGGGTAAAACCGGAGCAGCTCTTCACGGAAGTCGGTGGGCGATAGTGAGCGAAACAAGGCGTTCCAGAAGTCGTCCAGATCGCGACCCGCGAGGCGAACTAGCTCACCGGTTGCGCTTCGGATCTCCGCCATCTGCGCGTTTGACGCCATGGTCTATCCCCCGGTCAGCGTGGGTGGCGCAGTGGCCAAACGTGCAGCCTTCGCGGATTCAACAAGCTGTGCGACGCGTGATGATGCGTCTACGCGGCGCTTATCTGCCAGCAGCTCGTCAATCTCAGCCTTCGTGTAACCGAGCCGTCGCAATGCGACAGTCGACTCGGCCAGCCACGGAATCGCCGCAACTTGCTTCACCATCGCGTCGGACGCCTCGCCCACAGTGGGCTCGTGCGGGCGACGGAAGTTGGCCGACATCTGCGACAGATCATCCGCCGCCTTCGGGTCGTCGTCACGCACCATGACTGCCAGTCGCATCAGGTCAGCCCAGCTGCCCTCGAAGCCCTTGATGGCCTTCTCTGCGCCCGCGTTTAGCTTCTTGTACCGCGCATCTACACCGGACGCCGACGACGGGTTGTCGTGGATGACGCCCAGAGTGTCTACCGGGATGCCCGTCTCGCCAGAGAACAGCGCCGCATCCGAACGGATCATGTCAACGTGCGGCTGCATCGTCGCCTGCTGGAACTGCTGAATGGTCGGCAACTCTCCGCTGTCATCACGACTCAGCGCCAGCAACTTCCCGATCGTCACTTCCCAACCGGTCTTCATCTGGCCGGTAGCAGAATCAACGAAATCGGACTCATCCGCACCAAGCACCGCACGCTGCGGCGAGCTGTAGAACTCGGCTGAGATCTCCATCCGAAGCAGGGTTCGCACTGCGCGCTGTGTGATCGAAATCACCGGACGTGTAATCCGTGACGTGCCGAACTCCCACTCCACCGATGGGTTGTGCACGAACGGCACAACAGGAACTCGCCCAATATTGTGAGCGCGACGGTCAACCGTCCACCTGCCATCAACGAGAACGCACTTGATAATCGCCTCTGGGGTGAACAGCGCGAAGCCGCTCACCTGCCCAAACACGTTCTTATCCGTGAGTGTCAGGAATGAGCTCAACCGCCCCCGGATGGAATCCCACCGACCAGTCGATGTTGTCGCTGAATATGCCGGAGTGAGCACGTCAGGCTCACCATCTCCACCACGAATCGCCGCAGCGAACGACACCGCATACTTATATGCCGACGTGTGCACCATCGACGCCAGCAGCGGCAGGCGGTTGTCGGACCATACTTTGTCCAACCCCGACGACGACCACGTGTCACCCGGCGCAACGAACCCATCCAGGATTGTCCGCTCCGCCATATCGTCAACCGAGCGTGCAGGCCACCCCAAGACCGGGGCGACTTCCTCGAGCTGCTGAGGAACCGCAATCCCCAGATGCTCCACTGTGTGCTTCGCGTCATACCAGAGCGTGCGTTCGCGGTTCATGGGGGCAAACTTGCCCATGCGCATGGCAAGCAACGTCGCTTCCTGCTTCTCCTGTTGGCTCAGTTCATTGCTATCCCACAGGCCAGCCGCGATACGTGTTGAGGAAACAAGCGATGCTTTCACCGGAATACCACCGCCTTTCGTTCACGATCGCCACGCGGCTTACGTCTCGTTGTCTTAGCTGCCCAATAGGCCAAACTCATCGCCTCAACCGGCGTCTCATCACCATCAGGTGTCGTTGCTGACCACGCCCACGCGCCCGATAGGCCACGCTTCTTCTCGTCACACACAGCCACCGATGCATCCAGTTGCGCTTGCCCCTCATCGGCAAGATGCGTGAACGGCAAAGGCTCTGACAGCTCGAGGTCAACGTTTCGTTTCGCGACCGCCGCCGACTCACGCACCGCATCCAACGTCACCGAGCACGACTGCGTGTACTCCGGCGTCGTTACGATCTTCACGACCACATCAGGCACCTTGCGATCCTTGAGCAGTTGCGCGAGCACAGGAGCACCAGAAGCACCGGACAGCACGATCACAGCGACGTTGCGCCACCGCTCCGCCAGCCAGTCAGCAAGCGCCGACAAGCCAGACTCAATATCGCCATCAGCGGCATCGATCAGCTCGACATGGATGCCGCTGTCATGCTTCAAGCCACCGGAAAGCGCCAGGCGCGTCCCGTCAAACGAGAACGCCACCGCTAACGAACGGATACCATCAGCCGGCGCCACAGAAACGCCAGTGGCGTCCCATTCGGTTTCGGAGATCGCGCGCGACCCCTCAGCGTCGTCATCCCAAATACCCATGCCCTCTCGTCGCCAGTCGGCGCGAGTCAGCTTTCGCTTGAGGCGCATCAACGACTGCTGCGGGGTGCGCTTCGGATACGAAGGATTCATCTTGCGCCACTGCGACCGGTCATCGTCCTTGGCGTCAGCATCAGCGCCGAACTCGATCCACGCGCCATCAAGGAGCGTCCCAGCCAACGCCTCACGGCGCATGCGCTTGAACGTCTCGCTGTTGTCCTCCGGCTTCGGTGGCGTGCCGATATACAGCTGCAAACCAAACTGCGACGTGTTCAACGTCGCGAGCATGTTCGACATGGCCTTGTCAGAGAGGATCTGTGCCTCATCGAAGATCAGGACATCGACACCGGGAATACCGCGACCAAACCCACGCTCACGGGCACCAAAGAGAATGCGCGACCCGTTGTGGAACCTGATCTCTTCATCACCCGAACCCTTGAACACCTGCGAGACATGCGGAGCAACCTTCTCGCGCTGCGCCATGCCCTGCATCGCAAGGAACGTCTCACCCGACGTTGCGGAGTGATGCGCCGTCCAGATAACAAGCAACCCCGGAATGTTCACGCACAACGCAAACACCGTGAACCCGATCAGGTGCGTCTTGCCCACCTGACGCGGCAAAGACATCCCAACGCCGTCGATCATCGCGGCGAGAGTGCCATCGTCGCGCTTCGCCAGAATCACCCGACCCGCACCGTCCTGCCACGGATCGAAGTCGGCACCCAGCTTCTCAACACAAGTCTTCCGAACAGCCGGCCACCCCGTCGACGTGATGTCGATCGGCACCGACAGATGCTTCGCCTGCTCAGAGAGCTTCGGCTGACCAGTCTTCGTCTGCTGCGACATCGGCTGCATCAGCTCCCTCTTCGCGAGCCCGCAAATCGAGCGCCTCAATCTCCTTCGAGATGTCCTGCAACCGGCGAGTCAACGCAGCAAGATCTCGAGGCGGGCAATCAGAGTTCGACACCGTCGTCGCAATTCGCTCACGCATCGCCACCAACAACGAGCGATGATCACCAGACGCCGCAGCCTGTGCCACCGACATCTTTACGGCAGGCTTCTCCCCCGGCTCAACCGCCCGAAGCTTCTTAGGAGCAGCCATGAGGCACCTCCCGCGGTTGTGGAAAAACGTCATAGATAAATCGGACCT